GCAACAATCTGAAGGAGGTGGTGTGAACCGCCTCCTTTTTTTCTGTAAATAGCAATTTAGCGGTCATCGGTGGAGTATCCGTATTCACGGTTCCGTTGTCTGTTAAGGCTGTTGCAGGTAAAGAGACGGAATATGTGCTTATCGACAATATACCAAGCGGTACATATATCATAAGTGCACTTACGCATGTTGATAATGCCGAAATCCCCGACGGCAAGCGACTTTTTATGGCGATAGCAAGTAGAGCCTACGTTGGTGCTACAGCTATAGCCGGCAATCCTAAGACTTGGCAGTGGGCGCAGACAGTGTTCTTCAAGGGCATAGGTTGCGTTCTCAGAATCATGTCTGAGTTCGATTTTGAGGCACAGTTTAATATGAGTGTTTTCCTTATGCGTATTAAGTAAGCGTAAAATATCCATTAAACGGAATAATGCCTACAAGCATATTAGCATTGGCTGTTGATGTTATGTTGAGTATAAGCTTATTAACAGTTACAGTTACATCTGGTCTTGCATTATTTTGTATGTTAATTATAGTCAGATTTCCACCAGATGAATATATATAATAGACATTACCTGACACAGTTAATAATGCATGTGCACCGCTTGCTGTGTTTGTGCCAACGGTTGCCTTTTTAACCCAAGCTGTACCGATAATAGATTTTATATCGTTTAAATTGCTATTTAATGACTCAATGGCCTGTGTATTTTTATCCACCCCATCACAGGCCGCCTTGATTCCGTCATCCATGTGGTTCATATCGGTAGGATTAATATACTTTGATGTGTCCCACCCGATTTTTTCATAATCAATCGACATTCTCAGTCGCCTCCTTGTCCTGTTCAGGTTCCTTGCCCTGTTCACACTTTTTTTCTTTTTCAATCTGCTCCTGCTGTGCGAGCTGCTCATATACGACGGTTCTGTCAGCCTGCGCCGCTACATTTCGCGCTACATCATTGATAATTAACGATTTAACTTCGATCGGAAGCTGTCGCTCATTTATCATGGCGACAAGCTCGTTCCTGAACTGCCTTATTTCCAGGTTAAGCACTCTGAGTCACCTCCTTTTTCAGCTATGAGTTTCATTATCATATCCGCAAGCTGTGATACCTGTTTCTTGAGCTTTTGAATCTGCCAGGTGTTAAGTGCAATAATCTCCTGCTTATCGAGTGATAAATATTCTCCACTGTTCCAGACCATCGCAAGATTTTTTTTACTATGCTTTTCAGCGTTACCCTGTATTGCAGATGCACCAAACCCTAAGTGTTTGACCGTACTATCATAGCCTTTAAAATCATCTTTATAATTAAATTCAATCGGTGTAAGTTCATCGTAAAAAGACTCCCATGTATCATCAAGTTTAGTTATATTGTCCTTCACCCGCTCATCCGATGCCGACTGAGCCGCCTTTACAATTCCGCTCCAAAGTCCCAAATTTATTTTCCCGCCTGAGTATACATAGGCACCTGCTACATCAATCGCAACGGAATCATAAAAATGTATTCCACCCGCATTATCAACTCTTAGTGCCGGATTACCTGCGCTTCCGCCTCCTATAACCCATAATCCGCCTTCATTTAAAATGATATTGTTTCCCCCGAATGAAGCCGCTCCACCTGCTATCGTACATCCTGTAATCTTTTGACCTTTAATTTCTCCGCCGTTAAGTCTATCGCAGCTCAACGTAAAACCGGAACCAACAATCGTGTCACCATCAAGCGTGATGTGCTTACCTGACAATGTAATATTATCAGCAACAAGCTTATACATTTCGGACGTGAGCACCATCGTCGCCGCCGAAGTACCGTCTTTCACGAGCCACTTGATTCTATTTGCAAGTTGCTCAACTTGCGTCAATGCTTTCCGGGTGGCGTATGACTTACTCACTTCCTGCTTTATTCCTGTTGTCGCAACCTCGATTGCCGCATTCATCTTTACGGTAGTTGAATAATCGCCGAGCATTGCCTTTGTGGCGTATGTCGCATTAGCCTCCTGCTTGATGCTCTGTGATGTCTGTTTTATTTTGGTTGTACAATCGGCTGTCGTAATGTAATCGTTAGTGATTTTCTTATCAAGACTGCTTACCTGCGTATTGATATTTTCGGCGGTCACTTCGAGTTTGGCGATTTTTGACATTGCAACGCCGAACTCGGTATCGCTTATCGGTTTCCAATACCAGTTATCGTCCTCCTTTACAAAACGGTATGACATCGATGTCGAATAGTCAAACACCACCGACCTTGCGTTCTTGCTATAGTAGCTGTCCTTATAAATGAACTTCAGGTCATCCCGGAGCTGCACCGTATTATTACAGGGGATGTTGTAGGTAAAATCCCATGCCGGATAATTGAGCAGTGTCGGTTCGTAATTTACGTTATACTGCTTGACATCCCCATCAACCTGCGACTGAAGGGCGTCAAGCTCAACAGCAAATCTGTTCGATGTCTGTTCTATATCATTTTTAAGGCCTTGCTCAACATCAGAAATAGTTGATTTTGTGACCTCAATCTCGCGTTTAAGAACATTTGATTTACCTTTAAGCTGCTCTATCTGCTGATGTACGCTGTTGACCTGCTCCGAACGCAGCTCTGTTCCTGCCGCCTCGTATGTATCTTTAAGTGACTGTACACCTTTGAGCGTTCTTGATAGTACATAGCTTTCAATTACTGCAGCCGAGCTGTTAATTCGGATCGCATCTCCCAACTCAACGCAAGGATTTCCGATACCTTCCGCGGTAAACGGTCTATACACAAGCCCCTGAATCCGTGAAAATATGTTCTCGGCAATGGTTTTCAGCTCCTCGGAACTCTTACCGTAAAAAAGGAAATTGTTCTCGATTATATAAGCATTAGTCCCAGAGCCCACAATCACGCCGATGTCGTCCTCTTCCTGTCGTATCTGGAGCTTATCAATCGTTTTAACGAGATAGTCCTCATAGGTTGCCGTTGTGTACAATCTCTTTGATACTTCATGTGCCTCGGAGACAGGTGTTAAATAAACATACTCGAACTTGCCCGAACGATTGATGTGCCCGAAACACCCGTTCGCCTCACAAATGCAGTTAGCAACAGTCCCACCACTGAATTGTGATGGCAATATGGTCCGCTCGACTAACATTGTGTCATTTGGCAGAGATATGTCCGCCTGTTCAATTTCAAAGTATGTGAAAAAACTATCTCGAAACTGCTTCAGGTTGACAGTGCTGTCACTGTTCGGAAGAAGTGCATTGTACCAGTCTGCCACATTTGCATTAATCACATCATACAATGCGTCGTAGGCAATGCCGTCACGGTACATTCTGTCGGCGGTGGGCTTGTCAGAATCAACCTTGTATCTGCCGAGTCGGTAGTCGTCCATACCAGCCATTCCGATGTTTACGTCCAGCCATGTGCCCTTTAGTGGCACAATGACGTTTGACGCTGTAAATTTAAGCATAGCGGCGGAACAAGCGCCGAAGGTTAACTGTTCTTTTGTGCACAAGTTCTCGGTGAGCTCTACGTTTTCACCGTCAAGCTGTTCGTTTGTGATGTTGACCAGCCCGTCATCCGATGTGATTTTTATTTGCTTTTCAATGCTGTCCTCATAAAACAATTCCTTGTAGTCCATTTCCGCCCTCCCTTCCGCTAATATTCTGTAAGCTCTATAGTGTGCCCGTTATATTCAATGTCTCTGTTGTCCTCATCAACGCGGTGAATCGTATAGGTCGTATCGTGTATGTAAAATATTCCGGTTTTGTAGTCCAAATCCTCATCATTCCAGTACGTTATCTGCACACGACGTTGCCTTTTAGCCGTATCGGGCAGAGTTGCAAGTCCGATTACCGCCTGTAGAGCCTGCCTCTCCTGTAAGTTCATTTCTTTTATATTGAGTTTAAGCGATGTCTTGAAATTCGGTGATGTGTCGCGGTGTAATAATATGTTTGCATCACGCCATGCGCTTATCTCAACTCTCTGGTTCGGCGTACTCTCCCAACCGTCCGCAAGCAGATAGGAGTTAGGGAGCTGCACCGTTCCGAATTTTATTAGCCATCCTTCAAAGCCCATCTTCCTTCCTCCTAATCAAGCAGTGGATTTCTTCCTGTTCTTTTCTTTTCAAGACTGCTCTGCCGTACAAATTCACTAAAAAGTGTCTTGCCATCAATCTGAGCCGTAAAAGTGTATGAATTGTTTTCGTTTTGTCCAAAACTGCTTCCTGCTTTAACTGTGTTTGCCAGATTGTTATTATTTTTCCAATCTGTCGGCTCACTACTCCGGTATCGTGTATTTTTATTACCGTAAAACGAGGTGGTGCCTTCCCTGTTTTTACCGACTCTAAACCCACCATACGTCCGTCCTGTATCATTATCAGTATATCGAGTTACTCCTGTATATCTGTTCTCCGTTCCAGCATCCGAAAGACTCCAGTCATCCTGTACCCTTGACAATTTTATATTAGAAAAATGACTTATAGTCGGCAGCACTTTAACTTTTTCAGCCAACGTATTCCACATACTTATTAAACCATTTAATCCGTCAATCGCCGCATTTACTCCAAGTTCAATGATGGTAACTATACCATTAATAGCCGCTCGTACAATTTTTTTGATGCCATTCCATGCCATTTCAAAGTCCCCTGAAAAAACACCATTCAGAAACTCACAGATTCCGTCAAATGCAGGAAAAAGTGAATCTTTTATAAGGTCATCTATTGCCTCGAAAACATCACCCACAATCGGAAGTATACCGTCTCTAAATGCTGCCTCAAAAACCGGTAGCAGCCATTCATCGAGGAACGTTCCTATAGCCTCAAGTGCCGGCTTTAGATACTTCTCCCAGCTCTCCTCCACTTTATCTACAAATTCCCCGAATGAATCCGACATTTCTCCGACGTGTCCCGAGAAGTAATCTATCGTATCCTGTAGGATCTGGACGATAAAGCCAAATATCGGTGCGCCTATTGAGGTCCATATTCCCGATAACGCCTCGAAAAGTACCGTGAACAATCGTTTTGCGTTCTCAACAAATGTGCTGAAATACGGCTTCGCCATATCAATCAGATTGACAATGCTGTCCCACAAGCCCTTTGCGGATGTACCTATGTCCCCGAATATTTCCTTAAACAGCGTCCCTGCCTTGCCTCCGAACCACTCTAAGGCGCTCTTAATCGCCGCGAGTGTCGGACGTATGTATGACTCATAGACTTCCTTCCACTGTTTGAATGAGTTCGGCACTTCACCTATATCGACAGTCTCAAAGGCATCCGCTCCCGTTTTCTCGCCGTCAGAGGAATTGCTGTCGAGGACATTGAGGTCATCGAACTTGGCAAGTGACTTATTTGCACTATCTACCGCGTTCTTGTAGTCGATTACCTGCTTCTTTGCCCTCGTATAAGTCGTTTTGCCGCTCATATATGCCATGAATCGGCTGAGCGTCTCTATCGCCGTATTGAGCCCGTTAACCATCATAGTGAGGTACGGCACGACCTTGTTCACAATCGGTTCAAATGCTGTTGCCAGATTGTTTTTGAGCTCCGCAAGACTGCTCTTGTACGAGGACATCACACTGTTGTACTCTTTTGAGTACGATGCAAGGTTCTTGAAGCCCTCCTTCATGGCGGCTATCATTGCATTGAAGCCCTTGGAAATCCAGTTGAATATTAACAGGCTTAACGCCAATCCTTTTAACCTCGAACTGATTGCGCCGAAGATTCCCGAGGACTTTTTTGCATTTTTATTTAGTGCACTAAAGGTTTTCTCTCCGCTTTTCTTAGCCTTGGAAAGCCCCTCACGGCACTCTCCGATTGACTTATTAACATCCTGAAGCTGTAGACTGAGGCTGTCGTACTCCTTATAGCCTTCACCAACGCCTGCCTTCTTCAGCTCTGCCATGCGTGCCGTAATGGCTTCCTGACGCTCGAGGAGCTTCACAAGGTTCTTATCATGCACCTTGGCATTTACGCGTAGACGGTTAAGGTGCTCATACTCTGCTGCCTGTTCCGAGAGCTTACGCGTCTCTTCCTCACGTTTTTGTGCTTCTTTTGATATGTTCTTATCTGTGAGCTTTTCAAGCCCTGCAAGGTACTCCTTCTCAGCGTCAGTGGCATTCTTCCACGCTATGTAGAGCTCGTCAAAGTGCTCATCACCGGGACCATATCCCTTATTCCTGAGCATTTTAAGGCGTGTCTCATAGTCCTCGACCTGGTCGCTGATGCTGTCGAAGTTTCCGGTTGCTGAGGCTTTAGTTTTTGTCTCCCCTGCTGCCTGCGCGGCTTCCTTCTGCTTACGGATGTACTCATCAAGTTCACTGTTGTACTTCTCAAGTTCCGCCTTGGCATCACGGAAGGACCTGGTGCTCTCATCAACACCAGTCTGCTTCAATGCGTCCAGTTTGCGCTTGGCACTGTCGGCATCGTCCTGTATATCTTTTAGTGACCGCTCAATCTTCTTATCTTCCGTTGTGTCTATATCAAGTTTAATCCTGACATATCCATCCGCATCTTCTCTCCCCATGTGCCCTCCCTTCTAAAAAAAGAGCCACTAACACCGTAAGGTGCCAATGGCTCTAAGGCGCTGCATGGCTCTGATTTTTAATATTCGCATATTGCAAAAAGTTATTTATCCTCTGTTTCTCGCTCTCTGAGTACTCTTCATCCACATTTTTCTTTCCCAGCCTGAATATCTTCTGTTTGGCTTCAAGCTCCCTGCGCTCTTTTGCCGAAAAATGCGACGGTATCTTGGTCTGTCTGAGCTGCATGACATCCGTAAGACTGCACTCGCGGATGTTATCAAGCAGGCCCTTGAACTCAAACCAGTGCATATCAGCCGTGTTGAGGTCAATGTTATACTGATTGCGGAATGCCGCGTATATCCTGTACTGGTCAACGTCATAGTCCATTATGATAATGTTGTCGCTCTTAACGCCCTCATAATTATCATGATTTGTCTCAGACATAAACCATTTAAGCCCGGCAAGTGCCGTCTCCATAGGCGGTATGTTATCCCCATACAGCAACGTGAGTGCCGTGAGTATTCTTTCATGTTCGCTCAATTCTTCGTCAGACAGGCACATTGATATTAAGATGCCCGTCTGAAAAGCCGTGTTAATCGGATATCCTTCGTAGTCCTCCGGCAGTGCATCCAGTAAAATATTAAACACTATTTACTCCTTGCGCCTCTGCGTTTATTACTGTACTTGGACAGGATTGCTTTCTGTCTCTCGTCCGAATGCTTTTTCACGAATGGAAGAAGCTGCTCGAAAAAATCGGCTAACAGCCACGGTGCAGGAACAATATCGCCAAACACCTTGTCGCAGCATCTCTCATCCTTAAAAAGCATATTAATCTTGTCCATTATACTTCTGGTCTTTTCAATAACAAGCTGAAGCTCCTCCTTTGCTGTAAGCTTTCCCCCTTTTTCTTCAATCTCTTTCTCGACCTTGTCAAACACATCAATGAGGTCATTGAAATTCTCAACGAACATCATGTCATCCATAGGGATGCAGATTGTCTCGCCTGCATCATTGACCTCAATCTCTAAGCCTCTGTCAACTCTAATCTTATTCATATAGCCTCCTAGGTTGCTGTGAACTTTCTTGTTGCGACATTAAAGGTGCCCTGAATACCGTCACCTACACCGCTTATGGTCATGGCATTTACAAGTTCCGCACCACCGTCACCGCCGATTGAATCGAACTGATATGTACATGCACGCTTTACAGCAGGCCATACACCATCTTCCGTAGGCTCTTCAAGGATGTTCACTCTCACGTAAGAGCTTCTTGCGGATGCCCCCGTCGGGAGAATGCGCACCTTCTTGTCTATCCACTTCTGAAGATCCTCATCCTTGATATACTCCTTCTCAACAGATATGCTCGGTGCATACGACTTCACGTTCGCTGTTCCGCTTGACTGGTGGATATAATGCTTTGTCTCATTCTCCGGATTGAAGTTCTCCGTAAGTGAGCTGATACCGTCGCCTAACAGCACATAATTCTCCGTGCCGTCACCGATATCAAAATAATGCATTAACTTTTCTCTCATTTCTGACATGGTTATCTCTCCTTCTCATACTTAATTTTTATTGTAAATCCATATACAGCTGAATCCTCATCGGCTCTCTGCATGTGGAATGGTGTACTGACTGATATATCACTGCACTTAAGATGTTCGGGAAGCTCCGGATACATCTCCTGTGCGTTCTGTTCGTATATCCATTCCGACAGCCCTTCCATAAACTTATGATTATTGACTCTCTCTGCATCCGTCTTGCTGTCCAGACGTGCAAGGAAATCATAATAATCTGTATAAACCTTCCGGCCGGATATGAATGTCTTTACGTTCTGCACAGGCTCCTTGGCTATGCCGTATGCTACGGACTGCCCCGGCAGGGCATCCGTGCTTATCTTATTTATCTTTGCTTCCTTAAACCACTTTACGATTGCTTCCACTACTGTCATTTACTGCGCTTTCGCACCTCCTCACGGCATACATTAATGAGCTGTTCTCGTCCGCCATTCTGCATTGCTTTGTCAAACCAGTGTGATTCTCCTTGTCCGTGATACTCTAACGGCTTATCTGTAAGCTCCTTAGTGACTCCGGGACGGCTCCAAAAACCATAGTCAGGACTAAACATTGCACCCTTCTTGTACTTAGGATCTACCATAAGCATACCGTAGTACTGGTATCTCGCATACGGTTGTTCCCACACAAGCGTCTCGCCGCCATCCTCTATGTGTGCGCTCTGTTTAAGCATACCCGAATTAAACGGGACAAGAGGCTCGCATAATCTTAACGCTTCCTGTGCCATTGCTACCTGCACAGCTCCGTGCTTATTAACCCCAAGCTTTTTAAGCATCTTACCGGCTTCCGGCAATTTGACCGTCACATCAATCATCGTGCCACCACCTTAATGTTCCGGAGTCGCGGTCTGAGCGTATTATCCGTAACGGATGACACCGTAGCGGCAACATGTTCTCTTATGAGTTGCGATAAGGTATACTCTGCCGTTATATCAGCCTCACATTCGCCCAAAACAGCCACATCCATATTAGTGGTAGGATTGATGGTGAAAAGCCCGTCCCTGACCGTCTGAGCGTTATACAGACGGTAATCCACATACTTCTCCGGCATAACCGCACGCTCAATGGGTATCGTGATATTCACGACCTTGGAGATATTAAGCTTTCCGTCTGCAGACACCGTCTTGACCGTCTCAGCCGACCACTGACAGCCTGTTATGACTGTACGTTTCCAGCTCTCGGTATCCTCACCGTAATTATAAAAAGTCACCGTATCATTGAACATCACAACGCCCCCATAAGTCCCGTACCATATAACTGCTCTTTGGCTGCACGGTTAAGCTCCTGCTCAGCGTCACTCTTTTTACTGAGTGCGTAGCTCTCCGAGTAGCCGTCATTAGACACTGAGGTCACACCGGAGCCTGCGCCGACCTTGTCATGCTCGTGCATCTCATGTATCACGGCACACACGGCATCCTTCAGGCGCATGTTGCGGTAATCCTCTTTATTCTCGAGCACCGCATTGAGCACATACGGTCTGCACAACCGCTGTACACGGCTGCACGCCTGATATGTCAGATTCTTAAATTTATCTTCCGTCAGGTCGCTCCCAGCAAAACGGGAGTGATAGTCCTCCCAGTTCACCGTTATAGTTAAGCTGTTAATACTTTCACCCCCTCATTATCCTGCATATTACTCAGTAGCCTTAATCTTCATGCCCTTAAGCACGCCTGCCATCCTGCTGTTCTTAAGCACGGTCGCCGCTACCATCTCAACATCCCCCTCCTTGACAGCTCCCGCCTGTGAGAAGTCCGGAAGATGCTGAGATATGATCTTATCCCCCTTAGGAGATACTCCGTGAAATGCATCAAGACCAAGCTTGATACCATATATGGCTGTCGAGCCGTCTGTCTCAATCGGAACTACATGCTCCGTGGTCGAGCCGTTGTAATATTCTCCTGCATCAAGAAGCTTGATACCATTATAAGTCTCAACCGCACGGCCGAAATCGTCCTTGCTGCGGTCATAATAACCTGCTCGTCTCGCTGCAGAACGTGTCTTAGTGAGCATTTCGGTGTTCATCATAAGAATGTCCGGCTTCTCAGCAAGTCGGCTTATGAATGTATCGAGTGCATCAAGGTATGCATTGTAGTTCGCATCAAGAAGCGCTGATGTCGATATATCAACATCCTTAACCGTATACTCTGTGTCTGAACCTGTGAGAATCTTCTTAAGACCATCAAATGTATTGACTACATACCCTGTACCGGAGCTGTTGCTTGTTCCATTGATAACGAGCATGTGGAAGTAATTGGTTGCTGCCTTAATCTTCTCTCTCATCTGGAACTCTACCTCATTAACCGCTCCGGATGTCTCCGCAATAACACGGTCAATCTGATATGAGCCACCGAAGATTTTAAGGTCTGCTGTCGCTTTCTCCCTCTTTGCCTCATTCGGTGTGTATTCCTTGTTGAGTTCTCTCACAGCTACGGTTGACGGTGTCTTAACTCTCTGGTATCCGTATGTGAGCGTGCTACCGCCTGTTCCCGGTGATACAGCATCATCGAATGTGAGCATATCTAAGAGCAGTGATGCTCTTCTGAACTCATCAATTACCTGCTGATCTACCTTGTCAGCCATGCCGACCTTTGCCTCTGCTAATGTAATTGGCATTTCTTTTCCCTCCTGTTAATTAGTTTTTATAGTGCGCCGCAAGAGCACCTGTTAATGTATCTGTCTGCTGTCCGGCTCCGCTTCCGGAGACCTGACCGCCGACATCCTTTCTCGTGCCCGTCGGAGCGGATTCCCCGAAAAGCATCTTACTGTCCTCCGCCTCAGCAAGCCCCTTGAGAGCTGCTGTCACATCCTCTTTCTGATTCTTCGACTTCCTGAGCTCATCAATATTAAGGAGTGCCTTGATTGCCTTGGCATTCTTTCCCTTGGCTGTTGTGATGGCATCCTTGATAATATCGTCAAAGTCCCTGTCTTCAAGCTGTCTCTTATAATCCGACTCGATATTGGCTTTCTCCGTTTCAAGTGTCTTGATACGCTCATTGAGCTTAGTCACATCAACATCCTTGAACTCGGCAAGCTTGCCCTGTAAGTCCTTCATTGCCGTATCATTCGCGGCAATGGTCTTATTGGCCTTGTCAAGCTCACCCGACACCTTCTCATACTCTGCTGCCGTCTTGTAGTTCTCAGCCACATCCTTGGTAAGAGCCTCGCTCTTGTCCTTAGGCACCTCAATACCATGTGCCTTTAAAATCTCCAAAAGTTCCATGCTGCCTCCTTCTCCCGCCCTGAGTAAATAAAAAAGCGCCGAACAACCAATCCTTCCAAAATCTTGGAAAAATCAATTATTCGGCGCTAAGGCTCTCTTGTCATTAATTGTCAGTATCGTCTCTCCCTTGCACTTCTTACAGAATGCCGGAAAACAATACAAACGCGTGTCACCCCTCACTCTTGTCATGTGCGGGTTTCCGCATACCGGGCAGGCAATCCACATATAATCTGTTGTCTGCAATTTTACCACCCTCAATCATTTTAGAACATACATTCTAAAATTGCAAGTAGTTTTTTATTCTTTTTGTTGCACTGGTGCAATTTCTGATAAAAACTCATCACCCAGCATAATATTTATCTGAAATATATTATGTCGGACAAAAGTCAATCTTTTTTTACATAAAAAATACTCGTGTTATATACTCACGAGTATTTTCATTCCCTTGTTATATCATACCAAGCAATAACCGGGAACAACAACTTCAGCCGGCTCAAAATTGAGCTCGCTAAAATTATAGCATACCAAGCGATAACCGGGAACGTCAAAATTATTATTCCTACTTTTCATCCTCAATTTCATGTATTTTAGTTAAATAAATTTCTTCTAGTTTACGATATTCCGTATTTGAACCAATCCCACCATCAAATACTTTTCCAGACCTTGCAGAAGGAACATCGTGTATCTGTTTAACCTTTTCCATCCATTCTGCAAACAGCTTGTTTCTCCTTTCTTTTTGTTCATCTGTTAGATTTGCTATTTTATTTTTTCTATCGTTTAGCTCTTTTTCTGTCATATACAACATATCCTTCTTTCTGTAAATAGTTCATTGCACAATGTTGCATATCATCTCCTGTCTCAAAACATTCTTGTGCACCACCCATATATATTTGATTGTATGTTAACTCATCAATCGGTTTTACTATCTCAAGCTCATAATTATATTCTGGATTTACTAACCTATATGACGCTCTTTGATATTTTTTCATGATATCAAAATCATCGCTTCCAAAAGAAACTATTCCATTTGATGCTGGATGATTATGCAACGTAACACATCCATTCAAATCAAAATCACCAATATCAACATAATCTGATTTGCCTTGATTATAATATACTTTTCCATCTTTATCAAATACGAACAAACATTCTGTTTCATTATTTCTAATCAGCTCACCATAATATTCGATTGCCTCTTCAAGTTTTTCAGGGTCAATCTCACCTATCAAATTTAGTGTTGACTGTGTTTCAGGTATTAATATTTTTCCATCTTCTTCTCTGCTGGTCTCCTGAGCCTCCCTCTCCATCTTCTCATAATCTTTATACGCCTGCGTCTTCTTAATGTCCGTCCCGGCTTTCTCCACTCTGGTTCGCTCATACTTAGGTGGTATGCCGCACTTGTCGCAGAACTCCTGATATGCATCAAGCTTCTTTTCGATATCTTTTTTCAGCTCCTGCTGCCGGTCTGCGTCCATGTTAAGGTCTTTAAGCGCTATAAGCTCCTTGCGCATCGCACGGATGTCACGCTCCATGCTCCTCATCTTCTGTGTCATGGCATAGTAATCATAGACCTTACCGTCTATCTCTTTTGGTGACGGCTCCGGCTTATACTCAGGCTTGACAGACACACCCTCGAACCATGCATTGTGACTGTGGCGGCAGTTGTAGCCATGGAGTCCTCTCGGATCCATGACGGTTGATGTGGCTGCATCATATCCGGTAGCCTCAACAAGCCCTGTTATCTTCTGACCGATGCGCTTCTCCTCCTCAGGATATTCGCGGTCATCGAGCTTGTAGACCTTCCCTTGCCATTCTTCGTGATTCTCTATGCCTTCGCCCTTGTTTCTTGCTCCCCAGTGCTGAGATACATACACAAGCGTTTCCCCCGTCTGCTTGATGTCCTTATCCATCACCGCCCCGGAGAGCTGGCTGTACGTTGTTCTAAGCGCTGTGCGGACGGCACTCTCGATATGCTGTGAGCGGTTGGCACTGTAATTGATTGTACGCAGACCGCTTTGTGCCATATCATGAATAACGCTTGTGACTTCGCGCTCTATTGTACTCACTCCACTCGCAAGCCGGAGCACTGAGTTGTTGAGTGTATGTGTGTATGCCTGTCTTGCGTCCATGTAGGACATTCCGCGCTTGAATCCGGAGGTCTTGGTGAGGTTTACAAGGTCGCCATCCATACGCTCACTGAACGCATCACTGAGCTGATGCAGGAAATCTCCCTCTTTCAGCTTCTTTCCTGATTCATTCCATATTTTTCTGTCCTCTGCTTGTGCTATGTCAGATGCCTTATACACCATGTCTGCACCTGTCTTAGCCGCTTCACGGTTGATTCTCTCCATCATCTCGGCATATTTACGTTTATATTCCGCCGTCTGCTCCGCTATCAGCTTCTTAAGGTTCTTATCAGCTCCGAGGAGCTTCATCACCCCGCGTCTCATTCTGGTCGGACTGTAGCCGAGACGTTTCATTGCTGCAAGCTCATTTTCAATCGTGCCGGAATACGTCAGTGTCTCATCAAGCCTCCTTGCAATGTCCTGTATAACCCACTGCTCCAGTTCATCAAAGTACGGCATAAGAGCCTCTGACAGCACATCTATCTGCTCATCACTCAGCATTACTCCTCACCTTCCCCGTCATCGCCATCATCCTTCTCCATGTTCGCGGAAACAAGTGCCTCTGCCTCCTCATCCGACAGATTGTACTTCTTGGCAAGATACCACTGTGTAAGCTTTGGTATGCCGAACTGGAGAGCATCGTTTCTCATGTCCTCAAGTTCTGCCTCCTCATCGCGGATATAGCTGTCGTTGAAGTCAATCTTAATCTCCGTATCTATGTCATACGCCGTCCCCGAAAAAGTGTTCGAGTACCATATCACCGCCCTGACAAGACCAGTGATATACTGTATGGCCTGTTGTCTCTGCTTGTTAAGTTCCTGGAGCTGATCCTGCTTTGTTCCGGCATATTCCGTTGCCGTGGTGATTTTGCCGTTCTCAAAGGTATATTTCTTTGTCCCAAAACCAAAAGACATTGAGAGCAGGGACAGCACAAGCTCAAATGCTTTGGTTATCGCCTCAACCCTTATCTCAGGATTGTACTCGTGGTACACCTCCTTCTGTTCCGGGAGCTTCTCACCCATGAGCACAAAGAGTTTCTTCTGTTCGGGTGTCAGTATTGGTTTGCCCGTCCCGTCTATCTCACAGAGCATCTCATTGACCATTATAATCTTCTCGCCCTTATCGACATCTGAGAACAGAACATTAAAGCACAGGTCAAGCACCTTGAGATACGGTATGGCATTGAGGAGCTTCGGTAATCCGAACCCCTCCATGTGCTCGAGGTTATTTACTTCTGCATTCTCCATAAGCGCGAACGGCTTGACATTGCCGAGGCGGATATTCTCGACCGCCCCCGTCTGATTGCCGCTTGTGTCGAACTCATACGTTGATACTGAATAGTCTGCTCCGTCAAAAGTGAACACAACAAGTGTTATCTTCTTTCTGGTTGCTTTAATACTCTCCCCGTAAAAGGCACACTCTGTAACTTCTCCGTTCTCTACGGTGAGCGGTATGATTCCGTTTGCATTGACGTAATTAATCTTAATGTCTCCCCCACGCAATGAGCCGTCGTCATACTCCTCTGCGCCTGCTACCCTGATGTATGCTCCGACAGTGCCGTTTGCAGTCATCCTCTCAAGCTGCTGCCTGTACATGGTGTCAAATCGGTTCCGCTCAAAGATTTTCTTTACATCCTCAAACTGGTTATTATTCTTGCCGGCGTTAATCTCTATCACCTCACAGAGATTTGCCTCATCCGAGCATAGGCGCTTGGCGAAGTTAAGCCGGTTAAGGCTGTACTTCTCGCCCTGTATTGTCTTGCGGTCATGGAAGCCCGATATAGGCTCGTTGCAGTACCAGTTGTCGCACATCTGTATGTAGTCATAGGGTATGTCATTAATCTGTGTGTACCCCAGTTCATTTAGCTTTCTTTTTACCGTGGCATTAATCGTGTTGTCTTTCATCGTTTTAACTCCTCCTATCAAGTTCTATGTATTCAACAAAATCCAGTAATGTATAGCAAAAAGCATCCCACCAGTCGTTACAGTTATTGATATTAAGGTCCTCCGGTATGTCCGGCTTCTTCTCGTCCCATCTGAGCGACGCTATCGCCTTGCGGAGCTGTACGCACCGCTTATTTATCTTTAATCTGCCTGAGTTAAGAAGCAGATCGATGAGCTTAGGTCTGTCCGCCACCTCGTTCTTGCGGCACCCCTTGATATTGCGGTAATTCATTCCTGCTTCTTTCGCTGCTCCGATGAGCGAGTTAATCATTGTCGGGGAAGCGGAATCCGGGAAAACCCAGTCCACGCGCTTGTACTTGTCAAGGCAGTACTGATAAAACTCCACAAACTTGTCGCATATCGCCTTGGAGTCAACAGCCTCCGTCACCGGAAGCCCGTCCTCATCAAGCACCTTGAAGCTGTGATAACCTCCCTGATACCCGGTGAGACAGAACGTGGTCTTGGACCCGTTGCCACCAAAGTCTATCCCCATAACTACCTTAGAGAGAGGCTGTATAAGCCTTCCCTCCTCTGACATCAGCTCATCGTCCCCGAACAGATACGGGGTATCGTCCTCAGCGAAGTACCTGAAGATAATACCTGAAGCAAGCACCCACAAGCCACGAATGAATCGGTCATAGAATACACCTCTGTAAAGGCTCTCGTAGCGCTGTATGATGCGCTCAGAGAGGCTCGGATTATCGCGCATGGTGAAATGTATTCTTATGAGCTTCTTTTTGCCTATACGGTCAATCCACTCAGTCTTAATGTAATGGTCAGGTCCTTCCGGATTGCAGTTAAACCAGTACTTAGAACCTTCTACCGAACATCGTCCCGTTGCCTGATCAACAAAGCTCTCCGGCATAAGCGCCACTTCGTCGAGGAACAGCCCGGCAAGCGTGATACCCTGGATCAGATCCTGTGAGCCTTCATCCTTGCCACCGAAGAAATAGAACTCATTCACCACAGTTCCTTTTCTCACGGTCATGCTGTTCTCTGAACGGTGTTCCTCCACGGCATAGCCCCTCGCCTCAAGCATTCCCTTAAGGCCTTTAATCACATTTCGCCTGAGCGACTGGATGGTTTTACCGCACATGGCAAAGTTCTGACCACTGAAGCTCTCCATCGCCCATATCACGAACGATAAGCTCATACATGTGGTCTTGCCGCTTCTGATTGAGCCGTCACATATTATTCCGTCTTTGTCTGCATAGGGGCTTCCCTGCGTCCACCAGGTAAGAACCATCTTCTGTTTTGTTGAAAAAGTACTGTACTTAAGCGTCGGCTGTCTTATCCGCTTCATCTGATGCCTCCCGTTCCTTGTCGCTTATAACCTCAACACCTGCATTCTCGAATACCTGTTCCGCTGTTGCGGTAAGGGCTGTAATAAATCCGTCATCCTCGTACTGTTCCTCCACCGGAGGAGCCTCACGTCTGTCCCGCCATTCATCCGGCTTACGGTTCTTGAGCCAGAATATCTGCGCTGTCACATCCGGCGGAAAATACTCATCGTACTCTGCGTATTCAATCTTTTCCCGCTCCTTCACCTTGCGGCCATCTTCGTTGTACTCAACAGTTTTAAGCTTGAATGGCTTCTTAACCCTGACCGTATAGCCTGTACCCTTCTTGTAAAGTGCGTTCTCCATCACATAGTCCGCCTGTTCCTTGCCTATTTTTATGGCAGCCGAAATAGCCGGATACTTTTTAAGCCACTCTTTGAATGTGGATAAGGATATTCCCATGTTTTTTGCTATCTGCTCCTGGGTAAGTCCGGAGCGCGCCCATGCGCCGAGAAGCGCAAGACTGTCCTCTTCAAGCCACTTTTCATATTTGCCTTTTGCCATCCCTGCTGCCTCCTTTCCCTCCGCGGATTATGTAAACAAAAAGAGCCGGATATATGAAGTTATAAGCTTCACATATTCGGCTCTCAGGCGCTGTTTTTATGTTTTAATCATACCACTGAACGTGTGTTTTGTCTATTATTAATCTCCTCAGTTAACTCTATGTACCCCCATTCGTAAATCGGACGCATTTCAAATCCGGCTACCCTCTTATAGCGGTCATATACCGACTTGTAGCCGGATACTTTTTTAAGCTTTTGGAGCTCAGAGGCTTTAACGGTGCGTTTATTGAACTTTTCAACCGCTACACGTATGACAAGCCTGCCACATGAGCCTCTCGGCACAACTGAGAGCTGCGTTCGGTCGACGTGAATATTCTTGAGTCCTGCTGCCTTGATGAGTTCCTCCGCCCTGTCATAATAGTGGTTCTTTTCCTGCTCACTGTTGAGAATCTCTAACGCTCTTGTGTTCATGTCGCACCTCCTAGTTAAACGGAAGTCCTTCGTCATCCATGCCGTCTGTTGTGTATACCTTATGACCTTCCTTGTTGGTGTAGCTCCCCGTCTGGATTCTTCCAGTGACAAGCACCTTCGTTCCTTGATGCAGATACTTCTCCACAAACTCGGCGGCGCGGTCGAATGCAACACACGATATGAAGTCGGCCGTCTGAGCATTGTCGTCCTTCTTTCCCCTACGGTCAACCGCCAGTGTGTATCTGGCAACTGTTATCTGCCTGTCGGCAGTGTTGCTTACCCTTATATCCGGGTCGTGGGTTAAGCGGCCCATTAAGATTACTTTATTCATGCTGTGTCTCCTCGCTTTCTTCTTTCGGCTTTTCGCACCATTCAAATTCTATTATCCACACCCAAGGATTCGCATTCCATCCGTAGCGGTCAATGTCGGATTTCTTGATGGTGCTGTTCCAAAGTTTTTCCCATTCCATCATCACTTCATCACATTGACTGCACTGCTCTTCTGTCCCATAACAGCACTGCGAACCGCTTTTTCCGTATGTATTAAGACAATCCCAACAATCAGGATAAGCCCCCTCTTTTATCACATCAACCGGCTTCATCTCCTGCAGCCGCTCCACTCTCACATCCATAACTTTAAGCCAGATGCGTGCGGCTTCTTTCGGCATGTGGATTGATGGTTTCCAAAGTAAATCTTTTGACATCCATAATTTATCATCTGCCTTGTACCAAAAGATGTGAGCTGCTGCCTGAATAAACGTTTCCCGGACATACAAAATATCGCCCGGCTGATATGGTAAATTCATACCATAACTAAAAAACGGTTCCTCTAAAAAATTAACCTTGTCACATCGTAGTTCTTGTACCACTACCTTGTCAGCAAGTGGTACATTGTTCGTGTATCTATTTACTGGAAACTTAATCACTCGTCTCGTACAATTCTTTCTTCCGTCCAAAATCGCCCGAACCATTTCTGTATTAAACAATATTGGTTTAATGCTCATTCGTCGCTCCTCCCTAATAACTCTTTATTGTCAAATATATTGCCGATAACTTCAATCTTAGAAAAATCCGCCAATGTATCAGACGAATAAATTCCAAGTGCGGAGTGCAAAACAAAAAACGGAGCAGAATATTTAATTTTTGCCTCTAATTGTTGCCTTGCCGCCGCAGAACGGACATAATTTAATTTCTTCGTTCATCTTGTACCTCTCTCGCACGTCACAATGCTGCTTAAAGCCCCTTTGTCATTGACAATATCATTTATCATTACAACGAGCTCGCTGAATGCCTCCGCATCTATGTAGCCGCTATCAACACATCATTCTGCGTATCCTGTTGCTAGCGTCGCGTAAAACGTTCTATCCTTTACAGGGATATCACTTAACTCCTGTATCTTCTTGGCAAGGTTGAGCATACAGTCCTTACCCTGAGCCTTACAACCTATGTGTATCATCTTCAATTCTGACATATTCTCTCTCCTATCTTCCTGCTTTTTTTCTCAGCTTATCTACCAGTGCTATCGCATAGTCCTCATCTATATTCGGGTGCAGAATTGTGTCTGCTGCCGCGAGCATCAGCTTATTAAGCTCCTTGCGCCTCTTAATCTCTTCAGCTCTCTGTAAAGCCTTACCGTCGAGCAACCATTCAGCGCGCGTCCCCGGCTGTATGTCTCTTCGGTATTCTTCAACGATTGCCGCTCTGTCCTCCTGTGACATATCCGTGTCATCCAGAATACCTTTTAATTCATCCGCTCCCACGATTAAGCCCGCTTCCGTCTCCAGTGCCCTTTCAAGTGCTTCATTTACCATCACAATGTATTCCTCCGCTTCTTCAGGGCTTGCCGCTCTCCGGCTGATTACTTTTTCAAATTCCTGCCTGATTTCCGTTGCCGTGCGTATACGCTTAGCGTCAAGCGTTTTCTCCATAAGCTCGTGAGGCGGTCTGTCGGGTGTTGCAGTATAAAATATGCACTTGCCGTATTCTGCCGTTCTTTCCTCCCATGCCGGATACACAAATGCGGCTATCGGTTTTTGTGCCACCCATTCTCTTTTCTTCGATGCAATCTTCTCTCCGTCATAACAGAGTCCCGCTTTGTCAAGCACCACCGGGATTATGATGCACATCATATATGCGTACACCTCTTCCGACTCATCCTGAGCTACACCATCTGTCCCCCGCCTTGGAACATCATAATTCTCCTGAAGCATGAGAATCAGATACTTTTCATCTGTCGGAAGTACGTTCATGATGCTACCGAACACATCATGTACCACATCATCATCTTTCAGTTCACTGCCTATGCACCGGCTGAGTACTTCCCCCACTGCCATGCCCTCAATCTCGAGACTGAGCATTTGATCTCCTATCTTCTTTGTCAGGCATGACTTCGCTATATCAAGATACTTATAAAATTCATTTTCAGGCAGGGCAAGGAACGGTGTATTAATCTCAGCCTCCACCATGCCTTCTGATACATAAGCTCCTCTTATTCTCGTAATTCCGCAATTTCCCGCGTCCATTCTACGCTTAAGCTCTCTGATATCTGACTGTAATAACATTCTTAGTTCCTGCCTTTCCCGTATTTTAATTTGTTCTTGTCCCAGTCCGGGTAACAATCCTTTAAATGGTTCTCCATTATCTGCAACATCTCAATTCTTAATCCATGATTGCCATTATCAAGCAGTCCATGATGGTATCGGCATCCCGTGACACCGTTCTGCTCGATACCGAGTCCGCCGGCGGATTTGTTCACGAAATGCATGCAGTCCTTGAGGGCATATCCTAGGCTGCTTGTACCTTCCATGTGATAATTCATCCTACAGAAGATACACATGTCGCCGTCACGCTCATATATGGCTTTTTGGGTTTTTGCCGAAAACTGAAGTTTTTTCGTACTGTTATTCATTCTTGCCCTCCATTGCTGCCTGTTCGACCATATTCTTGAGAGCATGTATCTTAGAAAGTGACGTCCCCCACAACTCATTTTCGATAGCTTGTGCCAGTTCTTCGACAAGGCTCCGCATTAAGTCTTTATGCGGGTTTGCGGGTTTTTCAGGCTCCGCTGTGTCTTGAGGTTCTTCGTTTTCCTGAGTCTTGACTGATTCCGGGACAAGCTCAGGGAAATCCTTCTCAATATCTGTCTGTCCCGGTATCTGTTCTTCAGGCGCGGACGACGAAGGAACGCTTACGGATGGCTTGTCAACCTTAGCCTTAGTGACCTTCGACTCCTTCCTTGGCTCTTTTTTCGGCTCCTTCTTCGGTTCATTGGGTTGCACCGGTGCAACTTTCGGTTCTTCAATCGGATAAGGCTCGCCGTACAGTTCCGACCATCTCTGCTCTGCCGTCTTATTTATACCTTGCTTGTATCCGGACAGTGCCTCCCACGCGTCGCGGAGCTGCTGCCATGTCACCTCCTCATATTCGCCTGTCCTTGTGTTGACGGCTCTGCACTCGCCCGCATCGTTGAGCATCAGCATGATGCGCCCCACTCCCGCTATACGCACGCTGTATGTCTTCTCTCCGTCCGGCGCAAGGATGCGCTGAAAGTGCTGCATATTAAGTGAGCAGCCGAATGCGCTCTTATGCAGTTCCGCGAACAATTCCGGTTCGTCGTGGCCGAGCTTATACATAATCTGTCCTATGTAATCCTCCGGGACGGCCGGTGATGTCTCCTGCTGCTCTGCTGCCTCAATACACACTTCAAGGTCGCTCACCTTCTGTTCTTCGTCTATCTCGTCCTTGATGCTCTGTATCTCAGCCTTTGAATATGCCGGAGTGAGTACTTCATTTACCGCATCCGGGAGCTGCAGCATCAGCGTGAGCTTGGCATACCCGAAGCCCTGATATGATGCCCGGAGGCGGTCTGAATATCCGTCCTCCGAGAACTTATCATTAATGCTGATAAAACGGCTCACCTGTGTCTTGTCAAGGCTGTATTCCGCCTGTGCGAACTCAGCCACCGTCTTATAGCCTGATTCGGCGAGCACACTAGTGTCACGGGCTACCTTTAACAGATAACCGATGCGGACAAAGCCTTCCGCCGTCTTCTGAAGCTCATTGTCAAGCTCCGCTTTGTATTCCCGGTATGTTTTCTGATATGTTATTACATCCATGCAAATGTCCCTCCCATTCTGTCTTTATCGCGTTTTTTCATCCTGCCGCCTCCATAAAGTCCTGCATAAGTCCTTCCAGCACTCTTGTATTGTTTTTTTGCTGTAATTCTTTAATGTTCTCCTCGCGCTTAACCTCTGAGACTGAGGCAAGCTCATGGTCTTCCTTGCCCATACGCTTGCGGATTTCTTTTTGCCATTCTCGGAGGAATGGCTTGATTTTATTAATTTCAGGCTCTTTATCATCAAATCCTCTGTGCTGTCTTATTGTGCCGCCCGGCTCAACCTCTATCGTGTAGTATGGCACCGTTGGTTCTTCTGTCTTGCGAAGGAAGCATATATATGTCTCACGCTGCGCTATTCGGTCAAAATATCTGTCTACTTTGCCTACGCAATGTTCTAGCACTCTTCCCTCCGCAACAATCTCCGATATTTTCTGCGGCACAATAATCATGTAGCTGTCATCGCTGTATTCGAGCTTAGCCTTTATTTCTCCGAGGACTTTCTCAGCTTCAGGATATCTTTCCGAATATTCTTCCGCCTTGATTTCCGCTTCGCGGAGCGCTATTTCTGCTACTGCCTCATCATGGCGGCGCTTAAGCTCTCGCGGACGGTATACCATCTCGTCTGTTGTATCTTTTTTGAGTTTTTTGCACATGTCCATGTAATCCTCATACTGATTAATTACATCCCTGACTTTTAATCCTTTGTATGATTCTCTGCGCTGACGTTCAAGGTAATTCATCGCTTGTTCAGGGCTTAATCGTAGCTTAGCCCACTGCATTCTTTCCGGCCATAACTCATTCGCGAGCAGCCATGTGAACGTCTTGTCTGATAATTTCTTCTTGTTTCTTTCGCTCCACTGGAGCCATGCAAGCATTAATCGGCCTCCATCCTTGTCCCTGAGGCGGTTGATGAGTTGGCGGTCGCATACGCTGAATGTCTTCTCTATACTTGTCCCTTTAATGTTAAGCACACCATAGTACGCTCCTGTAGCTGACATTTTCCCGCTCTCTTCGTGGAGAAGTTTATAGAACCGGCCTCGATAGAGCAGCTCCATAAGTGAGTGGAACTTGCTGTCAAAACTGGTCATCAGTTTATCGTATGCAAGTTCAAGTCCTGACCTTGAAGTTTCCTCGAACAGTTTACTCCACATATCCACTCGGGTTCCTTCAAGCGCTTCGGATATGTCGACGGGATACAGATACTGATGGTCTGCTATTCTCATTTGCGACGGATTCGACTTATTATCGAATATGTTACCCCATTGCCGGTAATATACATTTCTCCCATCCACTTTGCTTGTACCTCGCCCCGCCAATACTCTGATTTTTTCATATTGGCTTATGTCTTTGCCCTTGTAATCAATCTTGATTCTTGTGACACAGAATCTTATCACCGACATTGTATCGTCAATCGGCTGCATGATCACATAGTCACGATGGGTAAAAATATACTTGGCGCGAATTTTGAACTTAATCCTGCTGCCGCAGTGCGGGCATGTGACTATATCATTATTACGGGCTGTCTCTCCATTATCCCGCTTATACTGCTCACGCTCGGCACTCTTACGGCACACCGTACAGTACCACTTTTTTTCTTTCCTTAGTGCGTAGTCCTCGCCTATCACTGTCTCGTACAGCCAGTCCTTAATATCCGGGAGCTGAGGAATCTTACTCATTGTATCTTCTACCCGCTGCTGTCTTCGCTCTTCCGCTTTGCTCCTGCGCGTATACGCCCAGTCGTACTCGTTCCTGCTGATTGTCCCGAATACATCATCAGTATCGGTCCTGTAATCGTCATACCCCGAAAATCTGTCGAGCAACACTGCCCCGTCCTCAGGTGATACCTTAAACCGCCGCTTAGCACCATTCTTATCGTATGAGCCGTACTGCCATTCTGTGTTGATGTCGTAACTCTGCTCAATCTTAGTGTGGTTCCACTCGCCATGTGCGGTGTATGTGGCATAATCGTGACGTGCGATATCTATGCAGTGACGCGCTCGGAAGATTCCGTCGCTGAAGATATTAAGGATTATGATGTCATCTACCTCTTGTACGATTGTCCACCAGCCTTTTTTACGCCACTTAGGCAGTGCGACCTGCTCTATCAGCTTCTTTTTCATCTTCTACCTCCTCCAACTTTCCGTCCGTGCTTAATGTGTATTTCCGTCCTGTTTGCTCAGGCGTCACGACAAACAGCCTTGCTCCGGTTATCACTCCTTCATTCTCAGCTATAAGCCCGAGAATGCTTCCCTCAACGCCACTGACAACCGGGGTTTCTCCTCTCGCTATTGCTATGTGATTCTTGCCGTAAGCATCTGCCCTATCCCGGCACACCCCAACGCTGTCATGTTTCTGCTCCCATTTTTCACGGGCGGGATGAGTTATCATATATTTCATGCCCTCTAAAGCGAATTTTAACGGTGTGAGTTCTTCTATGAGCGTTATTTTGGTGCAAGAAATTCGTTCTATGTCATCTTCGTCGATGCTTCCTGCTGCCTCGACAGCCCAAAAACGATTCTGACCATCAAAAGCGTAATATGTGAGGCATTCAAATGGGTTCTCGCAACAATGAAAGCCGTAATCACCCGTTTTGCTTTTCTCAACCTCTTTTGTCTCGCCCGGAACAAATCGGCATGTTTTCATGTCCCCATTACCCATCCGAGAGATTAACTGCCGAGTGAATCCCTTATAAGCTCTCATGCCGCCTCCTTTCCGAGATAGTACTGTTCCGCCAGTGCTCTTCTCGTTTTTTTGTCGGGGATGCCTATTGAGAACTCATGGCTCCCTATCACGTTCTTGACTTTTATTGTCTTGTTAACGATACGTTTATCGACGACCGCTCTGTGCTCATATCCCGAGTCGGCTGTGAGTGCTATATATCCCGCAAGCTCTTTTCCCTTCTTTCTGACCGCGAGGGCAAATGCGGGTGATTCCGTGCACATAGCCTTGAGCTCGTCCGTCCAGTCAATGAGGACTCCTCCAAGCTTCAGCTCCCTGCTCTCAGCCTCAAGCTTACCCAGTGCCGCAAGGAGCGGTGTCGTAAGCTCATCAATGACTCCATCCGCATAGTCCTGTGCGTCCTCCTTATCAATTCCGTTCTCCCCGGCAAGCAGCATCAATGCATCGATGTCTCCTTCCTCTTTCTGTGCCGCTGCTGCCCTGTTAAGTTCCTCGTAACTGTCAAATTCTCCGAATTTATCAAACATGTGCGTTCTCCTTTCGTTTTATCTCTGTCTCAAGCCATGACCGATATCCTATGTCTTTCTCTGTGTCAAAGCTAACTTCATGCTGTCTGAGCAGTTCAATTAATTCCTGCCACAATTCCTTATTTGCCACATCCTTACCCTTAATGGTCTGCCAGCCTGCCTCCGCCCACCGTTCAGTCCAGCCGCTGTTTACTGCATTTGCCATGTAAGCCGAATCAGTGTATATAGTGAGACTGCACGGCTCCCTGAGACGCTTAAGAGCTTCGATGAGGACGGTAAGCTCGGATGCGTTCGCGGTAAGCCCTCTCACGGTGAATATCCTGCTGAGCGTCGCCGGTCCTTTTGCCGTCTGTGTCTCCAAGACATATCCGGCCGCCCCGTCCTTTTGCTTAATGCTCTTGATGCCTGAATGCGTGATGATATTGACGTGCCGCATCCTTATCCCCCTCTCTCATCATTCTTAATCCTGTATTCCGTGTAGCGGTAATAGCTCATTCCCGTGTATCTGTTAACTCCGCTCACGATTGAATCCTTGTCTATGTAGTAGCCCGGTGTGGGCTTCGGGCCGTTCTCGACGAGGTCGCGAAGCGTCCTGCGCCGGTACTCCTTCCGTTCGGGCTGGGGGCGGATGAGGTTCTTTGATGTTGAGTAGCTCTTAAACTCTTTTTTTACAGTCTCGTCAAGCATCGAGAGCTGCCCCTCCATCTCCTCTGTAAGTGGCTTGACAATATATGCCGCCAGGTCTGCATATCCTCCTGATTCATATAATGTCTCATAGTTGATTCTTCCGTGCGTCCATAGCTTCTGGAGGAGCCTGTCCGTGTCAACTCCCTTGATTCGGTTGACCAGAATGTGCAGATGCACTCCGCCCCTTGCACCAATCTCAAGCCTCTTTATGTATTTAAAGACTGTTCCGTGCTTCCTGTATTCCGAGCGGCATCCCCTGAAAAGTGCGTCAATGTCCTTTCTCACCCGTTCAATCGGTGGTCTTGCCCCTCTCGGGTACTTGAGGGTACACCACAGGTCGTCCTCACTGAAGTTCTCTTTTATCAGCCTGCGTACTGTGTTCTCTCTGTTCGTCTGGTTCTGTTTCTTTATCTGCTCAGGTGAAGCCCTCTTTCTCTCAGCCCTCTTCTCCCCCTTGGCTCCATACTTACCTGCATATTTAAACTCGTACTCATTCGAGTTCCTGAAACGCCATGTGTCCTGCCAATACAACGTATCACCTCTTGTCGTAACTTTAATATACTTAGAATGTTATGAAAACGCGGTTGAATCCGCATTTTCATTGACTTTTTAAGGTATCTGTGATACACTGTTTTTGACGATTTGGGTATCATGTATACCTTGAGGTAATGTTTCTTTTACGAGACATTACCTCTTTTGTTTTTGCCGAAATAACTCCTTGGCAGATATGTCTTAAAATCGTGTACCTGTGTGGGATTTCCCCGGCGGTTTTCTTCAATCTCCTGCTTCATGGCAAGGTCTGAGACACTTAAGACCCTTGCCTTGTCGAATAGTCCTTTTACGACCTCATCCTCTTCGTTTTCTGCGTAGCTTCCGAACAGCTCCGCAAGCTTGTCCTCAGGCAGCTCGATGTACAGAGCTACGGTATGTACCCTGTGATACAGGTTGATCGCCCTGACGTACTGCTTATTGCGGCTCAAGTGTGTGAACTCGTCCGCCGACCTGCGCATCTTGTCCATTATCTCCTCTTCGGTCATCAGTTTGCCTCCTCAAAATAATTAAGCCACTCATAAACCTGCTCTATGTACTCATTCCCCTCGTAATCCGGACTCCCTGAGTTGTACTGCTTCAAAGCCCTGTCGAGGCTCCCGTTGTTCTCCTCGATAAACTCGAGGAGTATCCTGATTCCAAGCTCCACATTTTCAATAGGCTTGTCTACACTCAATCCACTCTCTGTAATCAGCTCACCATACCACCGAGGCTGTATCTGCATAAGCCCCACAGATGCTCCTCCGTCGCCGATTGTGTCCACTTTGCCGGAGCTCTCAGTCATGATCACCGCCAAGACAAGCTCTAGTGATATCTCGTAATGCTCTGCAAGCTCTCGGATGTCATGTTGCAGCTCCGCGGAGAGCGGAATATCATAAATCGGTTGCACCGGTGCAACCTGCGTTTCATCAACCGTTATCATTTTAGGGTGAAACGTCTCATTCTCATGCTTTGGCGTTTCATTTTGCGCTGATAACGTCTCAAACTCATAAAAAACCGTATCGACCGGCATTGTGTACGGCTCGTCCTGCGCCATGTGATAGCAGCACCCGGCACCTGCTGTCATGGCAAATGCCGTGAGTGCTATCGCCTTGCTGTAAAAAAGCATCTTATGTCTCATCATCCTGCTCATCCTTATGCGCACTAGCAGCAACATGTATCGCCTCCGCAATAGCCTGTGCTTTTACCTTATTTTTAATCTTGCTGTGTATGTTCGTCGTGTTGTAGCCAATATCTCCAAAATTATCATGTGCTGAGAGCTCACAGCTCACACCACTCTGAGGTATGGCGCAGAAACCTCCGTTAATATGGAAGCCATATATCACCAGATAGCTGTAATCTCCTATCTCAACTGATATCTCATTGGCTCTGCCTCGCACCGGATACTCTCCGGCAATTACATATTTGCTCACTTTGTACCTCCTATGCCCCTGCTGCCGTGTTCATCTTTCAACTTTGTATTTCTATTGCTAAGAATAAGATCGGCCACCTGTCAATACACTGCTGCTGTCTCTCCACTGTTCGGCACAACCGCCTATATTCTTTCCTGCTCATTGCTTATCCTCTCAATGCCGTTATCTCTGTCGCGTATGTGATAAGTCTCCTCGCTGGGGACCTTCTCATCCGGTAATATGCCTGAGGGTATTTCTCTCTCGGCAGTATGTTTCCGCACATAAGAGCCTCAAGCTCCTCCATCGTGCTTATCTGTGCTGTCCAGCCCATTACTTTTCCTCAGTCCTTCCATCCGCCTTTTCGCGTTCCTTCTTTCTCTGTTCCACTTCCTCAACATGCCTTAAAAATCTCACTGACGCATCATATAACTTCTGATGACGTTTCTCGTATTCCTCAGGCGTGAGAATCGGACGGTAGACTCTTGATATTCCGTCCTTGTGGTGATACACCTTAACGGTATATCCCGGAATCTGTTTTGCCTCAGGTTCATTTATACTTTGATTCATGCTCTACACCTCCCGTCTATCTTATGCGTTACCGCATGTACAACTTGCATTAAGCCGACTTCTTAGGCTCCTGCTCTGCCTGCTTACTCTTAACAAAAGCAATTCCTTCGCTGAATGACAAGAGCTTTTCTTGCTCAAGCTCCGAGAGCATCGGAATTGTCTTGGCAAATGTATCAAGTATGTTTCTCTCTGTTTCTGACATATCAATCACCTCCTCTCACTTCTGTTTCCTGATGTATAACACCAGCATCACGATAAGCACCACATCAAGAATGATTCGTATTACATTCATAACCGTCACGTTCCCACCTCCTTAGAATCTTGGGTTGTATATTGACAATGAGCTTGCAAAGCACTATTCTTATCCCTAGGGGAGGTCTCCCTCCCCGTTACTTAATCTAATAGGTTATTGATTATCTCAATGACCGTTTTGATTAAGTCGATGATTGCGGTGATGAGAAGAACTATTGCAAGGAGCTTCTCATCACTTTTTTTGCGCTTTTTCGGCTTACTCATTGGTATTGACCTCCTTTCTTGTTAACTGTAATTACATTGTAATTATTTCAATTAACTTTGTCAATAGTATTTTGTTAATTCAATTAACTTTTTTATTGACTTAAAGTTACAAGACTGTTATTATAAGAACAAAAGGAGGCGAGACAGATGAAGAAAAGTAAAATAATTCTCGATATATTAAAAATAGTAATTGACATTGTATTAATCGTTCTTCTCATTAAAAATTTAAAAAGCGATAACGAGGAGGTGAATGAATAATTGAATGAGAGAATTAAAGAGTTGAGAAAGGCTCTAGGACTCACGCTTGATAAGTTCGGTGAACGACTTGGCGTTTCTAAAGTCGCTATAAGTCTAATTGAAAACGGTAAGAACTCTCTCACCGACCAGATGTTCAAATCCATCTGCCGTGAGTTCAACGTCCGAGAGGAATGGCTTAGGACGGGAGAAGAGCCTATGTTCATTCAAATGAGCCGTGATGAAGAGATTGCTTCTTTTATTAATTCTATACAGCAAGGATGCACTGACTCATTTAAAAAGAGATTTATTAAGGTGCTTGCCTCACTTGATGAATCCGACTGGAAATTTATCGAGGAGAAAGCTATTGAGCTGTGCCAGCCGTACATAGATGCTGCTGCATCAGCTCATGATAAGAGTGATACACCTATCATCATCCGAGCCGCGCATGAGAATCCGGGAGCTACCAAGGAGCAGATTGAAGCCGACAATGCACTTATGGAAAGTGATGATTTCTAATTATGGAGTGATTATTATTGAATTATGAAGAACTATTAAATGAATGTGCTGATGAGAATTTAGTTATAAAAGAAAAGCCGCTGCAATCCAGCAATGGCAGAATCTACAATAACAGAATTGCAATTCGGCATGATATGAACACAGTTGATAAGACCTGTACACTTGCAGAAGAACTTGGACATTACTACACAACCACGGGAGATATTCTTGATCAAACGAATGTGGCTAACCGAAAGCAGGAGCACCGAGCACGGATGTGGGCTTATGAAAAGCTTCTCCCACTGCAACTTTTTGTCCTGGCTTTTAAACACGGGTGTCGCTCTATACATGAGACCGCTGAGTTTCTCGACGTATCCGAAGAATTTCTGCTCGAGTGTGTAGGTGCTTATTACAGTAAGTACGGAACGTACCTTGAATTTAATGGGTATCTGCTAATATTCAGTGAAACAGGTGTTGGAATTTCCAAAAATATTTAAGGATAAGTATGTCTATACTTATCCTTATTTATTGACATAAAGCCTCATGTCTGATATGTTAATCATAATATAAGTCACATTCTCAGGAGATACTATAATGAAAAAACACAGCTTTTTATTTTATTTTTTTCTCTGGCCATTTTTATTAATTTTCTACTTTTATAAATATCTCTTCAAAGCTCTATACTACATATTCCAATTTTTATATAGTTGCATTTTACATATAACAGACTATTGTTCTATCCACCATCCATTTCACAAGGCAATGTATTATTTTAAAAACACTATCTTGTATTGCTATAAATGCTCCGTTGTCGCTAGCAGGATTGTATATGCTTCCGTTTTAGCATTATATATTGCATTTGTCGGTGTACTTTTTAATACATGTGAATCAATATCACAGTATATTATTACTTTTTTATTATCACTTTGCGTACTTGCCATTGCCATCGTAATAGCAAGTCTTATTTTCCGCGCAATATACAGACTAATTACTTATTTTCATGGTAAAAGTGAGCCCTCTTCCAAACCGAGCAGCTTAACCACTGAGACATCACGTTCTGAGGGGCCTTCCCACGAAATCCACGGCTCTGAAGAACCTTCCTCTCAAACACGCGACTCTGAAGAACCTTCCTCTCAAACACACGACTCTGAAGAACCTTCCTCTCAAATACACGACTTTGAAGAACCTTCCTCTCAAATACCTGACTCCAAAGAAGATAATATTTCCAGTTCCAGCATTAACTCGATTGAAAACAAGAATAATACAATATACGATTCTTCTTTGCTAAAAAATATACATATCAATCTTGCAAATGCTCCTGCAAGTGACGAGTGCATGCGTTTGCCGTCGTCTGCATCGTACACTGTCTCATTTGAGGAATTTTGTAAATATATTGTTCAAAAAGGTGATGCCACTGTAAATATGCTTCAAGTAAATTTTGGTCTAACTTTCTTTGAAGCATCCGATTTGTTTTCTAAACTTGAAGCTTACGGCATAGTAGGTCATGATTGCCCTCCATATCATCGAAATGTATTGGTATCTCAAAGTGAATTATTACAGTTCTTCTCCAACAATATCATTAGCGATGACGATAAAAAAACAAAGTATAAAACCACCTCGCCCATTGTATATGATGTAATTGAAACCGACAACGGTTTTAAGACTATAATAAAAAAGTATGGTCAACATAATGAAACACCTTACTGGAAGCAAATCCGCAATGAATCTCGGATGGAATTTGAAATGAACAATCTCGACTTAACAAATGTTACACTTTTCTTTAATAATGGTATACTATGCCGTGTAATGCCTGATGTACAGTCTTATTACTCAGCCCGATACTATGTTATTGATGGTAGTTTCTTTGACACATACTCATTAAGTGATGTAGAAGCAATTCCCGTACCGTCATTCAATGAAAGCTACGGAACTCCTGTATACAACCTTGAATATCTTCTCAAAATGCGTGCTTCACAGGAACGTGACAAAAAGAACTACGACTTGTCTTACGCTCTCATGTATAAATCGATTGATGGCATGAAAGCATCAAAACTAAACTATGGTAAAAAAGAATATATGCGCTTTATCATGTGGCTCTATAAAGATGACCGAATCAATGAAGCTGTAACTCTTGAAAATCGCCTTAGGCGTGAAATTCCTGAGGTATTTGACATAAATTTATATCATAAAAATAACTTTATGTCCAAGCTTAATGAATGTAAGGATCTTAATACAGATTATATTTATTGTGGCGGTCATATAGGTGCGTGTAGTGAATGTGCTAAGTACCAAAACAGAGTTTACTGCCTTTCCGGAAATGATTTGTCGTTCCCTAAATTGCCTGACTTTGTATACGAATATGGCGGCTTTCACCCCGGTTGCAGTCATTGTTTTTACCCTTACCTCGGCGGTTCTATAACTGATAGAAAAGGCAGCATTGTTGATACCTTATCATATAGTAATCGTCCATTTGAAGATGACCGAACCTCGGAAGAAATCACAATCAATACTGAATTTAATGAAAAACATCGTAAAGAACAAGCTCATGAGAATGATCTTAAAGCCTTTTATGTATTAAGACATCAATTACCTGATATAATGCCCGCCTCATATCAAACATTTAAACGATATAAGTCTAAAAATACACCTGAATATACAGCCATCGTTGCTGTTGCAAATGAAAGAGGTATCTTGTCTCCTCTCTTCAATTAATATTCAAAAACAGCCCCATTCAATACTCTGCTAATGTATTTAATGAGGCTGTTCTTAACATTTAACTATATCAATTATCGTTCCGATTCTTCATATAAATCCCTGTTTGTATTATATTCAATCATGTCTTTTCTGATACCTCTTGTTATTATAGCCTTATTGCATCTACTGCATATTGGCACATCCACTCCGTTATCTGATATATACTCTCCTGACTCAACAGGATTTTGGCATGTACATACTTCCATATTATCTTCTCCCCTATTATACTAAATTTATAACTATTTATTATGTTTATACAGTACCGCATATGTAGTCTTGTGTCAAATTTTCTTTTTGAAAACTTTTGTTTACACATTATAACAATATTGTTATAATATATATAATTCATATTTGTAGGAGGGCATTTCATGTCTGATTATACATCCATTATCGATCAACTCATACAGCTCCGCAAAACTAAAGGTCTCACACAAAAAGACCTTGCCGTTGCTGCCAACCTCGCTCAGCCTGCCATTGCACGGCTTGAAAGCAAGTCAGCAGTCCCGCAACTTGATACATTCGTCAAGGTAGTCGGAGCACTTGGCTACACCATAGAGCTTGTACAGGAATAACAAAGAGGTGATTGAATGATACTGCTTGAAAATCTGATAATGTATCTCAGGAAGTCCCGCTCCGATGACATAAACATGTCCGTTGAAGATGTCCTCGCCAAACACGAACACATTCTTCAGGAATACTGTGAGCGTGAGTTCGGAGCACGGCTTCCAGAGAATAAGATATTCCGCGAGGTTGTTTCTGGTGAGACCATCGCCGACCGACCTGTCATGAAAGAAATAATGAAGCTCCTCGAGACTGGGACCATTAAAGGAGTGCTCGTTGTAGAGCCACAGCGTCTAAGCCGTGGAGACCTTGAGGACTGTGGTAAAATTATTAACACGTTCCGATACACTGAAACACTTATTATCACTCCCCCAAAAACCTATGACCTCTCAAACGAGTACGACCGTAAATTTTTTGAAATGGAGCTTACAAGGGGTAACGATTACCTTGAGTATACAAAGAGAATTTTAAACAGAGGTCGAGAAGCTTCTGTTCGGCAAGGGAACTTCATCGGCTCCATTGCCCCTTACGGCTATAAGAA